CGGGAGGACTTGAAGAAGTTCGATGGCGTGGATGTGACGGGACTGCAGAACAGGATTACAGCTCTGGAAACTGACCTGCAGAACAAAGACACAGAATATACGCAGAAGATCGCAGACCGTGATTTTGACGATCTCTTGTCTGAGAGCATCCGCACTGCGAAAGGCCGCAATGCCAAAGCAATCCGCGCGCTGCTTGATGTGGACACACTGAAAGCGTCTAAAAACCAGAAAGACGATGTGGCTGCCGCAATCAAAGCGCTCACGGAAGCAGAGGACAGCCGAATGCTCTTCGGGGAAGATGAACCGGCAGAGATCGGAAGTGTGATTGCGACTGTAGGCAGAAAAACAGGAGCGGCCGAAGATGCTGCAATGCGTGCGGCGATGGGGCTGCCGCCTGTAAAAAGTGAGTAGAAAGGAAAAATGAAGAATGGCGAACACAATCGTATTGGCGAAGAACTATGTACCTCTGCTTGATGAGGTATATAAAAGGGAATCTGTAACAGCAGATTTGACAGGGGATCCTGCAATGGCGCGGGCAGGGGCGAACGCGAATGAAATTGTATATCCTCAGATTGCAGTAACTGGTCTGGGCGATTATGACCGCAATAGTGGTTACACACAGGGAACAGTTGATTTTAAGTGGCAGACAGCGAAATACAACTATGACCGCGGTGCGAAACTTTCTGTAGATGCTATGGATAATCAGGAGACCTACAACCTTGCCTTTGGTATGGCAGGCGCAGAATTGATGCGAACAAAGGTTGCGCCCGAAGCCGATGCATTTACCTTCGCAACACTGGCAGGGATTGATGGTATTTCAAAGGGGGAAGCAAAAGCGCTGGCAGATGCGAAAGCATTTCTGGAAGAGCTTCTTCTGGCAAAAAATAAAATGGACGATGATGAGGTGCCGGAGGAGGGGCGAATCTTGTATGCAACCGCAAACCTGCTGAACGGTCTGATGATGCTGGACACCTACAAGTCCAAAGAGATCCTTTCCCATTTTGCTATCAAGAAAGCTGTACCGCAGGGGCGCTTCTATACGGCTATTGACCTGTTAGATGGCAAATCTGCAGGCGAAGAAGCAGGGCATTACAAGAAGGCTGATGCCGGTAAGGAAATCAACTTCATGATTATCCACAAACCTGCGATCATCAAGCATGATAAGCATGTGGTCTCCAATGTGATTCCGGCATCGGCAAACCCTGATGCGGATGCAGATATCGTGAAATACCGCAAGTACGGTCTGGTGGATGTTTATAAAAATAAGGTTGCAGGTATTTACCTGAGCCATAAGGCGTAAGGAGGAGTATATGAGAACAGTAGGTATGGGAGCAGAGAAGAAGCTGGATGCACTTGAGAAGCTGAAAGCAGAGAAAGAAGCTCTTTTAAAGGAAAATGAAGAGCTCCGTAAGGCGGCAAAGACGAAATCAGCGAAGACGAAAGAAGAGGAGTGACGGGAGGGCAGGAATGGCATATATAGACTGGGAGTGGTACAGCAACCACTTCCCTTTGGAAGAAATGACAGAGGATGAATTTATGCGCCGCCTGCCTGCCGCTGAGATGAAGGTGGATATTCTGACCCATTATCGGGCACGGGATGCTACCGGATACAAGGGAGAGCAGGTCAAGGCGTGCGTCGCAAATCTGATAAACCGTTCTGCAAAACTGGAACAGGACGGTGCAGGTGACAACGTGAAATCCGCTTCGAATGATGGATATTCTGAAACGTATGAGCTGGTGACGCCGGAACAAGCAGAAGAAGCGCTTCGGAAAGAATGCTTCCGCTGGCTTTCTGGAACCGGGCTGATGGGGGCGATGTAATGGCATTCTTTGATGATGTTATGACAGTATATAATTACCGGCTGGAAAACGGCGAGGAAAGATGGAACCGCAGCGTGGTAAGGGGTGTCCAGTGGCGGCATGGAAAGCGGCGGGTAAGTGCTGACAAAGGAGTCTTTACGGATGAACCGGAGGAATCTGTTACAGTTGACTTTACCCGGACATATCAAAGGAATCCACTTTATGTATCGCCAAAGGAATATGCGTCCCTTGAGGATAAGGGCGGTTCCTGGACATTGAATCCGGCAGATGGAACGGACTTCATTGTGTGTGGCGAAGTGGCTCAGGAGATCGGGGACGGTTACAGCATTTCGCAGCTGAAAAAGGATTTTGATGCGTATGTGATCGTATCAGTATCGGATAATCGGAACCGTAATCGGTTGAAACATATCAGAGTGGTGGCAAAATGAAAAGGTTTGATGCGCAGGCATGTATAAAACGGCTGGGGCTGGAAGATGGCGGGAGCGTGCAGAAAGCGGTTGATCAGAGCATTTTGGATGTTTGCGAACCGTATACGCCGATGGATTTATCCAGCGGGGCAGACGGCGGAGGGCTGGTCCGCAGTGCAATCATGCACACTGTGATCGGAAGTGGGGAAATTGTATGGCGGACACCCTATGCCCATTATGTCTACGAAGGCAAGGTATATGTGGATCCGATCACGCATGCAGCCGGATTCATGACGGAAGACGGCTGGCGCTCCCGAAAGAACGTGTCCAAAATCCCTACAGACAGGAATCTGAATTATCAGGGAGCCCCTAAAAGAGGCGCGCACTGGATTACCAGGGCAATGCAGGATGGCGGCATTAAGAAGGTAGAGGACGCAGCCAGAAAGGCAATTAGGAAATGACAATCATCGAAAGCATCGTACAGTTTTTAGGGCAGTATGAGGCTGACCGGATCGGCGTTGAAAAGTTGACGAGCCAGTCCACGGCATACAGCCTAATGAAAGCACCGCAGGAGCATGTGGAAAAATTCATCAGTGGGTTGGAAATCCATACGGATTATTACGAGCTGATGGTGCGGAGGGATGCCACAAGTGAGGCAGAGAGAATTTCAAACAATGCGTGGGGGCAGGGGATTGCTGAGTGGATTTCCCGGAAAGAGCGTACAGGCGATTACCCTGTATTGGATGGATATGTATGTACGGGGCTGGGAATCTCCACCCCGTTTGCATTGACGAGTGCAGACAGCAACAGCGCTGTATATCAGATGACGATCAAGGTCGTGTATCGCAAGGAGAACTAAATGGAGAATGACAGAGCAGGGGATGAGTCCTGTCAGGGTATGTTCCTGACCTCCCCATATAACTCGGTTGGGCGTGGCGAAATGCTGCGCTCTTTTTAAATCCGTAGGTAGGACGGAAAAATTTTGAAAAACCGCTTGACTTTTTGTGGCGCAATAATTACAATTTTATTGTGGCACAAAAAGTGAGGTGAAAAATATGAGCCCACAAAAAGGAAGACCGCCTTCTGAAAATCCGAAAAATGTAGAAGTTAAAGCCAGGCTTGATGAGCAGACTGCCCGTAGATTGCTTGCTTATTGTGAAAAACTGGGAATAACTCGAACAGATGCTTTACGAGAGGGAATTAAAAGGATTTTAGAAGATGAAAAAAAATAAAACAACCGTCGCACCTACCACAGCACAAACGGTTGTTTTAACCGAAAGAAGTTTCTTTCTGTAAATATTATAATGCAGAGTGAGACTTCTTTCAACCAGAAAATTTCCTACATATTTAAGATGTAACGAAAATTTTGTACATGTGAAAAGGAGAATTATTATGCAAAATTTAACAGTAATTGAAAATGAACTTGTTCCGGTTTATAAAACCAGCACCGGGGAGAAGGTGGTGTATGGAACGGAGCTTCATACGGTGCTTGAAGTAAAGAGTAATTACCGTGATTGGATTCGTAACCGTTTGAACGATTGCGAAGCTATTGAAAACGAGGATTATGAAGCCGCTAAAATTTTAGCACCTTCCGGGCAATACAGAAATGAGCATATCATCAAACTGGATACTGCCAAAGAAATGGCTATGCTGGAACGCAACGAGAAAGGAAAGCAGGTGCGCCGCTATTTCATCGCGATCGAAAAGAAATATAAAGAGAGCGGCTCAGATTTATCTGGTCTTTCCACAGAACTTCGTGCGGTCATCGTGGTCGATAAACGTGTGACAAAGATTGAAAATCGGATTGATCGTTTGGAATACGATATTCCTCTGTACGGAGCAGAAGCCGATGAGCTTTGCAACCATGTAAAGCGCAAAGGCGTTGAAATGCTGGGCGGTAAGGAAAGCAATGCCTACAAGGATACGAAGATTCGCGCGGCAGTGTATACCGACATCTACAATCAGATCAAGCGTGAATTTGGGTTATATGATGATAAAGGGCGCTTCAAGTCTTATAAAGCGTTGAAACGCCGCTACATTTATGAAGCCCATGAGTTGGTCGATTGCTATGAACTTCCAACCTATCTGGAAGAACAGGTAAGAGAGTGTAATGCACAGATGAATATGAAGGTGGCATGATGGAAGAAATAATCAGTCTTGCCCGGGAATGTATTGGAGAAATGCTCAAGATGTCACCGGATGAAATCGAAGCCTTCCGTCAGGAGTGGCTGCAGAGGTTAGACAGTAAACAGAATGCCGAGAACTTTTCAAAAGTAAGGCAATTTGTAAATGATACCTGTGACTGTGCACTGAATCAGGTAATGCAGAAAACAGCATAATGATAATGAGAACGTCCTTCGGGGCGTTCTTTTTATACGCATTTTTTTATGAAATAATAGGAGGTCAGCATGAAAAGACACGAGTTATTACATTATGTCGATACGTCGATGGGTACGGAAACGCCAAAGTGGGCGCTGCTGGGCGACGGTATTACTTCTCTGTCGGAGGAAATGAACCCGGAAGAAGAGACACAGCAGTGGATTAACCAGGAAAACGGGGATTCGGAGGTGAAGTCCTACACACCGTCGATCGAGGTGGAAAAGCAGGACTGCATCGACGATGATGCGCAGGCATGGATCGATAAGATGGTGGATGAAATGCCGACCGGATCGGCGGCGGTAACCAGTTATGTCCGGTTCCGTCTGCGGGATAAGGTTTCTGACGGTGTGTATACGGCATATAAACGCCAGTGTGTCGTTGTAGTAAACAGCACAGGCGGCGACGCTGGCGGAAATGTCGTGAATAATATCAAACTCGGCGGAAAGGGTTCGGCAGTGAAAGGAACCTTTGACGTAGCGAAGAAAACATTTACGGAAGGGGCGGCAGGATGAGCGAATTTTACAAAGAGCTGCGGGTCGACAACGGCCTGCGCAAGATCGGCGTAAATGACAAAGGCGATTATCTGGAAATTTCCATCAATGACAGTTCGGTTTTTGATCGGTTTGCAGATCTGATGACCTGGCTGCAGGAAAAAGAAAAGGATCTGAACCAGTTCCAGAAAGATCACGCAGGGGAAAAAGCGGATGATCCGGAAGTTCTGGGGATGTATGCCGCAAAGCGGACGGAAACGTATCAGGAATGCTGCGAGCGTCTGGACAAGGTCTTCGGGGAAGGCTGCTGCAGGAAAGTGTTCGGCGAAATTGTCCCGGATGAATTACTGATTATGGACTTTATCGAACAGATCGGCGATGTTCTGCATGCGCTTGGACAGGAGCGGAACAGACGGATGGCAGAGAAGTATAACCGCCGGAGAAAAGGGGCAAATACCAAAAAGCCCGAAGGTGATGTTTAACATTCTGCTCGATCCGCTTCCGACGCAATGGCATGGGTATCGGATTGATCCGGATTTCCAGATTGGAATCCAGATGATGCAGATCAGCACAGACAATGAGATTTCTGAGAGAGAGAAGGTATGGCTTATGGCTGACCTTCTCTTTTTTGAACTTCCGGGAACCGCACAGGAGATCACAGACGGGGTTCAATGGTTCCTCGGCGGCTGGTATACGGACAACAGCGAAAAATCGGAAAAAGATTCGACCCCGGTTATGGACTGGGACATGGATCAATGGAGGATTTACAGCGCATTCAGAAAGCAATACGGAATAGACCTTAACACTGTGAAAATACACTTTTGGGTATTTATGGGGTTGTTGACAACACTGGATGAGTGTGCGTTTACGCGTGTTGCAGATATCCGCGGCAAGATCGTAACCGGAAAAATGAGCGCTGATGAGAAAGAATTTTATCGGAAAGCAAAACGGCGTTACGCTATCGGCGCGCAGGAGGAAGAGACCAACGAAGATAGGCTGGCAACAGAGGAATTTTTGAAGCTGGCGGGATTGAGGTGATGGAATGACCTATGATGGAGAGATCCGGTTAAAAGCAGTTGTCGACAAAAGCGGAGTCGTTGATCTGGAAGCGGACCTGGGCGAAGTTGAGAAAAAAGCAGGCGATGCAGAGAAAGCGGTGCAGGATATAAAGCTGGATGACAGCACCGAAAAATCTGCGAAGAGAGCAGCCGGCGGGGTGCAAGACTTAGCCAGGGAAACACGAAAGGCGACAGAAGAAACGCAGCGCTTGAATCAGGCTATGCAGGATACCGAGCGGCATCGGAACACCAAAATTCACATGAACAATGGGCAGGTGTTTGACTGGGGCGGGAATCTGGTTGAAGATGCTTCCAGAAATACCGATGAGATGGAAGCAGCGCAGGAGAGACTGTCTGCAGCGGCCCAGAAAACCGAACAGGCGATGCGCAGCATGGCGGAAGAGACACAGAAAGTCAATGAAGCATCACAAGGGCTCGGAGATAACGTGGCGGATGGAATAGAGCAGCAGCTCACGCCTACCCAGAATATGATTGCCTTTATCAAAAAGAGCTTTCAGGATATTCCGGAGATGTTCGGAATGTTGAAGGAAAAAGTGAGTTCCGTCCTGCAGCCGGTTGGGAATGGTCTGGGCGACGCAGATGCAGCGGAATTGCGGAGAACGGAAAAAACTTGGGACAATTTAAACCAGAAGGCAGAGTACTACAAAAGGATCATGGAGAACCTGGGGAAAAAGGGTCAGGGATTCGGCAATTCGGCTTACGACAAAATGTACATCCATTGGCAAGAGGCAGAACAGGC